GTTCCAAACATTTTAGAACGACCAGCAACGTATGATTCAGTTAAATCTTTATCAGGAATAAATGCTCTGGCAATTTCCCCGCCACTTAATTTGTCTGCCCCTCTTAAAGCGACACCACCTACAGCGCCAAGTAAAGCGCCTTTTAAAGCGTTGTTCATTTTCTCAGAAGTGGTGGCATCAGACTCCAGATTATATCCAACACCAGCACCTGCAATGCCACCGCCTACCTCTGGGGTTTTAAGCGCAGTCCAAGCCATTTCACCTACAGGCTCGTATGCTTTCTGAATACCTTTTGCCACAGGGCCAGCCGCAGCACCTAAAGCAGTGCCAGCAAGGGCCATCTCACCCCTGCCCAACCCACCATCTTCGTCTACATAACCAAGCGCGCCAGCAACACCACCTCCTACCGCACCGGGTAGAATTAAGTCGAGCGCTTTCCACCCATGCTTGAGTCTTGACACGGGCAGCATCCATCCTACAGGGTCAGCGATCAAGCCGCCAAAGTATCCTGTCTTAGCCGCCCAACCAACATCCTCATCTTCCATGAGGGAGTTGAGTTCTCTTTGTTCTTCTGCTAGTTCTTCTTCATTTATCCCTGCTATCTGCTGTACGCCTCTAGCGGTATCCATAAATCCAATCTTACCGCCAGACCACATAGCGTCAAGCCAACTCTTTTTCTTTTCTGGCCGAGTTGTACCTTGCAACTGATTAAACAGTTGAGTTTTCTGCTCCTCTTCAGAAAGGCTTAAGAAAGAGTCAGGAACTTCTGCGCTATAACTTTCACCATTAAAATCAAAATCTATTGTAGACATTTTCTATTGGTTTGTTTTCTTAATAGTAATTCCATCAGGAGAACCAGCGGGGGTTGCACTAGGTGCGTTAAATCCCGGTATGAGTCCCCTAACAATATCATAAATTCTGGCCCGCTCATCCTCAGAAAAAGCGTCCATTATATCTGGAGATTTTGCTAGACTAGCGATAGTAGAGGGGGAAAAACTATCCACCTTATTAACCTTGTCAATACCAAGCAACGCTCCAATTAATCTCTTATCTTCTCCTTCCGTCCCCTGATACCATTTAAAATTCCTCATTGCGGCTGTATCCTTGGAGGCATCTTTGGGAATATAAATGCTTCTAACATAAGCATCTCTTTCTTTTTCAGTAATGATTCCATCTCTTACAGCCCTGTCAGCCGCTTTTTCTGCGGCAGTTAAATCATCTGTTTCAATCAAACCATGCTGTTTCATTAAAGCCCTTTTTGTTTGGCTATCTTCCATCTCCAATATAAAAGATATATTCTTTTGAAGGGTAGGTCTATCATCTGTTTCTTTTGGAAACACTGACATTATATCTTTCATCTGGTCAGCGGTATACCCTAGTTTACCACCGCGTTCCATAGCCTCTTTTCTATTCTTAGGGGGATTATAATCACCGTTTTCGTTAAAGAATAAAGCCTTCCACTGGTTGTGTATCCTTTCTTCAGAGTCAAACTTTTCTACAGCATCTAGTTCTGCTATAGCCATTTCCGCCCATGACCCACCCTGACATTTTCCACCCGTTAGTTTACAGAGGCTATCAAGCAGCATCTTCTTCATGTAGATATTCTTAACAGTGCTTAGGTAAGCCTTCTTCCTTTCCTTTGGATTATCAGCAAGTGAACCCCAAGTCTTCCATAGGCTGGGAGTATTTTCTGGCGTTTCTCTTGCAATCTTCGTGGAAGTTTTTTGTGTAGTAATTGCCTCGTTTGCCGTTTTTGTTTCAGGACTGTCATCCATCGGGTTGCCAGTATAGAGTTCACCCGGCGTCATTTCTCCACCCTCTAACGGGACATAAGGATTGGTATCTTTTGGTACAGCATTAGAAAAGTTACTCATTAACGCCGATTGCCTAGATACTACATTATCTCCCTTATCTGGCATCTCTACTGAATATATTTCCGGATACATACCGGAAGCGTCTGGCGAGTTGGTAATATTTGGTGAGCCAACTCTTTGTTGGGTTATTCCCCTACCTATACCAACCAACCTCTGCTCTTTTTGCCTCCTCAATTCATCACTCAAGTTTTTTTGTTGGTCTTGGGCAAACGATCCACCGTGATATTCTTGCGCCCTTTCCAGCAAAGATTTAGGATTTCCGTGTATTAAATTATTTGTTGCAGGAGCCGCATTTCTGCTTGCATTTAACCAGTTTTCCCAAGGGCTGTTATTCTTTCCTGTGAATAAAACCTCACCAAGGGAGGGGATATCACCTTTTACTTCTTTGGCTAACCTCTTACGGCGTCTCATATCCATTAAACTAGACATTAGCACTATACCTCCACAAAGCGGGGTTCTTTTTCTTACGTCTTTCCGCGGAAGCGTACTCTTGCATACTCCCAAGGTTCTCCCCGCCACCATGAGCGCCACCACCACTAATACCACTTGGCGCTGGTTGATCTTCAGGTATAGCAGATTGAAGTGCGGCCATCATAAAAGATTTGTCAAGGGATTTACTGTAACTGGTAAAATCTAAATCTCTTTTGGGGGCATCAGAACCTCCTACAGTCCCCGGAGTGGGGGCTATACCAACAGCCTTTGGAACAACTCCGCCGCCCTGAATAGGTGATCCAGAGAACCCATAAGGAACGCTAGGATTAGCCTGAGCGGGTGCATAGACTGTACTTACCCCCATATTCCCATGAGGATTAACAGAACCAAATCTAGTTCCCTGAACTTCATTAACCTGCATAAAAGGCCCAACGCCTCGCTGGGCTTGGGCCGCAGTTATCGGTGACTCCATCAATCTCTTCTTTTTCCAATCAGGAATACCCATATTAAATATGTTGTTAGCCTGATATGAGTATGGATTATCAAATTGGGACATTATATAGCACCGTAGTTAACGTGTTTAACACCGTTAATAGTAGTCACAGCGTCAGGGTATATACCTTCAACCTGTTGTGCCATTACACCTCTGCGTGGGGTAGAGTCACCAATGTAATTGTAGTTGTAGACGTTAAGACCTTTCCATTTGGCTCCTTCAGGAACAATGTTTTCTTTGATATGGATATCAGATGCCATAATAGCCGCAGACCCTAAAGTGCCTATAAGGTTAGCCGCTGTATTATCTCTAGCGCCCGGCGTGGTTGAGGTTGTGGTTGATCCATAATCCCCGGTCACCATAGCCATATAGTTCCTCAGTGCGTTCTGAGCGGCATTAGACTCATACTGATACCTCTGCATATCTTGATCTATTCCTTCCTGTGACATCGCTCTACGTTGTTCGCCAACAGCACCCATAGCATCGTACATACCCATCGGGGCATTCATTATGGACGGGTACATCTGTTGTCCATATTGCCTTTGCTGTATACCCATATCAGCAGCCGATAATCGTCTACCTTGGGCATCTCTATAGGATGCAGCAGTCTGATCTGCTAATGGCTGACGCATACCTTGCGCCTGTTGGTAAGCCCCTCCATACATCTCTGCAAGAGGCTTCATAAGTCCTGCTTGAACGGCTGAAGATATTGCTTTATTATTCTCTAAGTCAGACCTTGTTCCTCCACCGGGCTGATATCTAACTTGAGCCTCTCTAATCCCGGGAAGTATCTTACCTTGTAGGTTATCCATAACCCCTGTAGTTAAGGCATCTTCCATCGCAGCATAAGGAGTTCCAGAGCCGGTGCGTACATTACCGGCCATAATGTCATTGTACTGGGCTGCGGTATATCCTGTCCCGCCCTGACCAGCAACATCCCCGGATAATAGACCAGACATCTGACCAGAGTTAAACCCAGTTTCACCGCGCAATGATCCTATAAGGGCATCTTCAGCATTCGCTTGCATCGCTGTTGATCTTGGCCCCATAGCGTATCCCAGAGTGGCTCGTTGAGCCGCTGTTTCTGCTGGATCAAAACTGGCTACCGAGGGGGCTGAGTAGTATTTAGGAGCGCCAGCATTATATAAACCTCTAGCGTCTGCAAATCCTTTCTCTAAATATTCCTGCTGCTTCTCCCAAGGGGCTACCTCAGAAGTGCTTACTGTAGTTCCGCCGCCACTGCTCATATTCTTATCCTCATTTTGCAAATCCTACTTTAGGGCCGGGGCCTTTTGAAAGGTCATAGTTAAATGGTTTGGGGCCTATTGACGGGGGTTGATAGTTCCATAGGTTCTCGCCACCATAGAAATATTCATCCCCGTATTGCTGTGACCAAGGCTGGTAAGGATCGGAGCCACCATACGCCATATTTTGAGTTAGAAGACCCTGAGATTGAAAGTTCGCCCCCGTTTCAGGTGCGTAATTGGGGTAATTATAGGAGTAATAAGGGTTTTCATAAGGGGCTGTTATATCTAACGGGGTAAACACTGGGCCTGTAGATGGGAATGAAGGTGGTTTTGCTCCTCCATCTCCATCACCTCCGCCAGTCTCATCACCAGTGCTTCCTGAACTAACGGTGTCATAATCTGCTTGTTTATAATCATAGTATGATTCCCAACCACCCTTCCCCCCCGCCCAACGGTAGATTGTCCACGGGCCGCCACTCGCGGGGCCAACAAGCACCATATCTGCGCCACCTGTGGGAGGGTCAGTAGGTATAGCATCTCGCCTGCCTGCCATTAAAGCACTATGATCGTATTGACAACTGCCTCCAGCAGCGTTGCATCCTACATTATTCGCCATTAGTGCATCCTCGCATTTAATTCTTTCGTGAATACCGTGTAACTATCCTTCCATTCTGGCAGGAGTTTCTTCCAACCCTTCCTGCCCCACAGTTCCATGCTAGAGCATTCTTGTCTTATGGCAAATGATTCTATCATATCGTTAAATCTCTCATGTAATTCTTTAAATTCTGATCCCGCTATAGCGATGACCCTTAACACTTTCTTATTGGGATAGGCAATTATCTTTGTTACCATAATAGAATGTAGTTCCTTATCTTCAGTTGCTATCCACAACTGCATCATTCCGTTAGCCAGTGGCTCTATATAATCGTCAGGCTCAAACTGGCCTTCGTTATGTTCTGTAACCCTACCTAGTAGTGGGCAGACCTTATCCCATATATAGGGTATATCTTCTGGTTCTATAAGTTGTGCGTTCAAAATTCAAACCTGTAGTGGGCTATGTACGTCCCATCATTTCTATAGTTCAAACCTATCGACTGGTTCTTCGTGATCTTCTTCATCACGCCGATCTGATAACTGCTCTCCGTTGCTCTCAACTGGAGGGGTAGGTCGAATCGAGACACGGCGTAGAGGGTTGCCATCGCGACCCCAGCAACGACCATCTCCGTTTCGTATTTCTTGTACCAGTGAACCTTCTTCTCTTGACCGCAGAAATCTACTGATCTTCCGTTTCCTGTGCCTACGGCCCCCGCTAAACAAGCGGCATCGCCTAACGCCCTAGCCGCTGCTGATCGGCTCTCTTTCGAATACTCTGACGCAACAACCGGTTTGCCTGTGACAGCAATCGCCTGTTTAACCATTGCAGTAATCTCTGCGGGGGTCTTATCCCAACCAGTCTGAAGGTAGACATAATCAGCGTTTGCATAGTATTCCTTATTCCCCTTGTGTCCACCGATACCAGAGGTTAGATGAACCCCAACTGGTTTATCAGTGATTGATTTTAAGTGGATGACAAGAGCGTTGACTTTAGCAGCACTCCAATACTCATCGCATTCGAGACAGGCGACATATCCTGTAACCTTGTCATCAAACCTGCGGACGATCTCGCTGAAGTGAGCCTTCTGAGCGTCCAGTGATTGAGAGGTAATGCTTGGGCTATCGTCAGGTGTAAGCCACATGATTGGGCTTAATCCTATGTCATTTAAAGTGTTCAGTTGAGCCTCCCAATCTGGTTGGGGGCTTATGGCGCTTACGTTTTTAAAACTGCTGCCAAAATTATCTCCAGCATTACGACTGTAGATGTAGATGTGGGTATCACCGTTTGCTATTGCAGCCGCTCTCATTCTAAGTTTTTCTGCGTTGGGGTGTAGGTAATTAAGTGTCATCCACCCATCATCCACCATTAGAAAACTGGCCCTACTCCCGTCTGCGTTAGAGTTTTGTCCAAGTAGTCCCAATGTAAGCATAGATGCCACGACCACCGCTTGGATTCCAGTTCGTACCATCTGCATATCTTATGTCACCATTTCTAGGTTTGTCTGGTTCTGCGTGAAGTTCCTCAAGTCTTAAAGCAGACACATTGAAAAGTATATCGCCAAGTTTCTTTAGTTCCCTGATAACAAACTCGCCAAGGTAGTCTGGGTTTTCTGGAATTGATCCGGGTTGATAGAAGGTTACACTCTTTACCTTCCTGTCAGCGTAAGTGTTATAACCCATTATTGCCCCATCCTACTGCCCCTTCTACCTACATTCTGTACTTCAAAATCTAGTCCTTCCAGCCTCCATTCAGAATCATTATTGGACTCTATATGAATACTATATAGTTTTCCTGTCGCTCTACATGATACCTTGGACTGGGTGTCTGGGTTAAACTCAATCGGCTTTCCCCAAGTTACAGCCTCTTCTGTAGACATCTGAGTGCCTATCATAAAGGTTACTGTATCATCTTTATCTATAGTCATCTTAGGCCATACAGCACTTATATGCTTAACTGTTGATTGGTCTGGATTATTATTCTCATCCATTGTGTATCCTGTGCGCTGAATGTAGGATACCATATTAACTCCATCAGCCTGATAACCCACTCTATCCCTGTATATCTTAGTATTGGTCGGAGAGGCGAACACTAATACATTTTCTACTAGGTTCCAGTTAGATGCCCAAGGCCCGTCAACAGTTGTCCAAGTAGGAGTTGCCGCAGCCCAAGTTGTTAACGCCTCTTCATTTCCAATAGTTCCGTATGCAATGTAACCAAGATCAGGAATATCTCTAATGGAGAAAACGTCATCAACCCAATTCCAGACCAATGCTTTATCACACTGACCTGACTGGTTATCAGAAGATGGAAAACAGGCTAAGACCTCTGACCTATTGTAATCTGTTACGCAGAACGATCTATTATACTTATCCCCGTCAATATAGGAAAAGATATAATCACGCATCTTATGAGGTAAAAGACTCTTTATTCTTTGTCCGTCATTAATGTACATATCCCCATTGCCAAAAATGAAATGCCCACCATCAAACTCAGTGACGCAGTTCTTGGCTAAAATTCCAACAGTAGGAGATAGTTGTCTAAACGAAAATATGAAAGGAGTTCCTACATACGTCATAGAATAAATAGAATCTTCCTTGTAGATCATAAAGGCATCTTGCAGAGGTAACCCGTCTAGGATAGCCCCTTTTGTGTCCTCTAAGGAATACTCTCCCGCGTCAACCGTAGCAGAATTTTCATCCCATGATACAGGAACAGCGTTTATAGGAGCCTCAGTAGACCACTTAACCACCCTTGAGTTTGGGACAGATGACTTTGTTATGTTCAAGCCAATAAGGAATGATCTGAAGGATCGAATGGATTTACATTCTACACTTGCAGGCCAGTTAGCCAAGTCCTGCATCTTAGTGGATACAGACGGAACACCAGATGTAAGGGGCCATTCTTGGGGATCATCAACATTATTAGTCATTACCAGAACACCACCTATCACAGTGGACATCCAGTTTTCATCTGCTGTTGCGTTGTAATCTCCACTTGTCCTTGTAATGTCTGTCCAAGTAGTTCCGTTGTGGACGTATATTTTAGCAAGGCCAGCAACGATCCAATACGCCGCACTTCCAGCCTTTAACTGGGTTATATAATAAGGGGCTATAGGACAGGTGGCAATAACAGAAGCGTATCCCGGCGATTTAATAATCGCACCATGCTCAACCCTTATATTGTTTCCGTCTGACCAAGCGTTAGGCGGTAGTTGGAAAGGAGCGATGTCCTTTACAATTCCTACTTGACCTAGTTTGTCAACGGGGATTAGGGCCATTAAACGTACCTAACGTGGTAAGGATCAACCTCTGCATCAGGAGCGTCAGGCCAGCCCCAATTAGTTTTGTCTACAGTCCTGTCATGCGTTTCAGTTTCCGGGCCAATGGTTTCCACACCTTCGTCATCGTAGGTGGATACCTTTCTTTCTTCCTGTATTGGATGGTTCTGGAAGTTACGCACTGCATCTACAGATGCGAACGCCTCTAC